CGCTGGGATATTGGGTGTAGTAATTATTAAAAAAATCAGTGGTAGACTGTGTCTGATCTGGATTTACTGGTAAATTTCCTGGTATAGCTGGCATGCAGATTCTCCTTAGTTACTACCTTGATTACTATTGGGATTTTGATTGCTGGCTGAATTCATGTTAGAACCATTACCAGCTCCGCCGAATCCAGGAAATGTTGCGGTTGATCTAGATAATCCATTTTTTACTGTGCTAGAAGTTGGAACGAAAACACTGCTGAGAGGACTTGCTCCTCTCATGATACTATCACCGATGACTGACAAATCTAAACTAGGGGCTTGTATTAACTGTGTATTGCTGCCAGTTAGGATATTGAAAGCATTGATACCGTTCTGCACTGCTGATCCTAGATCACCATTTTCTACATTGTCTAAGATATTCCTACCTGCACTGATCAAGCTACCTGCGTTACGTAATGGGCTTGGTGTGTTATCATAATGCACTTCACTAAAGCCTAATACCGTTCCGCTGCTAACAGGACCGCTATCATACAATACTGCTTCATAATTAATAGTCATTGAGTGTTCCATAGGTTCGTATTCGCCTGCCGAGTGTTGACCGTGCTGGAAATTAGTTATCATTGGACGTATTAGGGTATAACTGCTGAAACGTTTTTGATGTAGGCTATAAATCCGTATGCTGTTTAAGTATGGTAAGTTGCCGGTATTAGCTGTCTTGGGACTAAATCCCCAATTTTGCTGTTGGCGTTGTTTGTATTTGCTGTCATCTTTATAATTGTCTACCTGATAATCGCTGTCTCTATAGTAGTAGGTAAAATAATCATACCAGAATCTACGGACCACATCAGCACTGTCATCATGGAAGGTGATGCTTACAGGATCATAGTTTACACGCTCTTGTTGTACCGTCTTGCGATTATAAGCATTATAGGTTTTATTCTGCACATTATATTTAGGTAACTGGACATTCTTAGCCATCATACCTGTTTCGATCTGGCTCAATTGATCAAGAGATGATAAATTAGTGTTAACATCCATGAACACATGGAATAGGTTGTTTAGCTTGGGGCTTAGTCTATATAAACTATCAACAAAAGTTCGCGTGGCATGTCTATAGTCACGTATGTTTTGATTTGGTGCTATGCTTTGGAGTAGTTGCCCCCAAATATTGTTTTGGCTCATAAATGTTCCTAGCTTTATATTATTTATCGCCAAAAAAAAGCCTGGATTAAACCAGGCTTTTGAAATTGTCTTCTAGATATTAGCCAGTAATGACTGTACCTAGTGTTCTTGTGATCGCTGAACCAATGCCACTTACGCCTACTGGAGTTTGTAGAGCATTGTCATAACGGATAGTCAATTGGACTGTTGCTGGTTCGTTAGTAGCATAATTCACATCACCGTAATCTGCAGCTGTTAAGAAGCAACCATCTAACTGCCATGTTTCTAAGATGTTAGGAGTATTAGCACCATTACCACCATCAAGTATTTCAAGAACAGTGGTAAATTTGTAGTCAATACCTGAACTTGCAGAACTTTGTTCAAAGAAGTCAAATTGTTTCTGCATCTGTTCACCAACGCGACGAGTAACTTCACCGCCTGCGTCATCACGTAGCATGCAGGTAACTGTTTCCCAAGTTGGCTTACCAGCTAGGTATACCTTGCTGTTATAGATATCAATCGTGATGGGTTCCATTGAGATTTGTGGACGTTTAAAATCCATAACCTGTTTGGTTAGCTCAGTTGTGGGTTGTGTAACACCAAAATTTAAGAAAGTTACGCGAAAGCGGAACTTTAGTTTTGGCATCAACAGACCCTGTGTGCTAGCACTTTGGTTAGTCGATAGTGGAACTGTAAAATTGGTTAATGACGCTGTTGCCATTTTGTATTTCCTTTTATATATTTACCTGTTTTACTCTTACGCTATGGGAGTGTTGCCACTCCCATTATATGCGTATATTAATTAATCGTTAAAGCTGCGCCAGTGTTTTGTAATCTGACTGGAATGTAAATAAATTCAATAGCTTTAACTGGTTGTATCGCGATATCAACCCATAACTCGTTACGATCAATACGATCACCTGTGTTATTTGTTTCATCACAAACTACCAAGTAGTCATAGATACCACGTTTAGCTACCAAGTCATTGAATACAGCATTAAACGCTGATTCTACTTGGCTACGTGTGATAGTATCATTAGGTTCAAATATGAACGGTGCAGCTACTCTAGCTAGGACTGATCTTAAGTAAACAACTAGTCTTGCTACATTAATACGATCCATTGCTGATGTCTGTGAGCTACGTGTTTTTTGACCGTAGGCTACGATACCAACACCTGGTAAGATCGTTAATGGGTTAACTCTACCTGTATATAAAACATCACGTAGACCTTCCGTTACACCAATGCTTACGAATGTGTTATCATTGTTTGTGTCAACATAACCAATCGCGCTGACATTGTCAACGATACCACGTCTTACACCTGCTGGTGCAAACCATGGATAGCTAACTGCATCACTGCGGATGATCGTGCGTAACATGATGTGGCTTGGTGGAACAACCACGCTGTTACCATCTAAGTTAGTAGCTAGACCGCTTGGATAGTAAACACCTAGGTATTCGCTATTACTTACTAAACCAAGTTCGCCGTTATCTGCGGCTAGGTTAGTATTGTTAGCCCATGCCTGTAACTGTGTCGAGTCGCTTGGTAAGTCTAGTGGACTGTCACCAATGATAAACGCTGTGTTCACGCGATCGTTGTTTAGCGTGATCATGTCTTGGATAAGTTCTGGATATCCTGGGCAGCAGATCAAGTTAAACTGTGTTTGTTCTTCACGTAGTTGTGTGCTTGAAGCGATAGCTGCTTTCATAGCTTCAACTACTGTGTTACGTTGTGCTTTGTGACCAAAATATGGAACACCTGTTGTTGGATCTTCACCGCTGGTGCTGACCCATGCATCAGTTTCTGTTGGGACCACTGTGGCATTATCAAAGTAACCTGGACGGAATGACTTAACATTGTAACCACTGCGACGTGTATTGAATAACAGCGTGCCGCGAGCATATAATCTATAGTCTGGAGCATCATCGTCGATGTAGTTGCTGGTTAATAAATCTTCAATCAATGGTAGATCATCTGTGATTGGATTTGTTGTGCCGTCTGTATCCCATCGTGCATCTGCAAACAAGATACCGTTTGCATCAACATTGTCTTCATTATCTATTAGATCCCATGTAACTCCATTGTATCTGTAGATAACTGGGAAATTTTCTAAATCAGATGTGTCAACCCACAAGTCACCTGCGACTACTTGGCTAGTGCCATCACTTTGTGTCGTTGGTTGGCTAGCACTTAAGATAGGGCCAGCTGGATCTGTGTTAGTTAAATCATAGCCACGTGCATCTAGAGAGACGTTTCTATAACCTTTCCATGCAGTGCCATCGCTGATCATGATATCAACATCCAGTGGATTGCTATAATACCATAACGTTCCATCTTCAGGATTACTATATGGAGCAGTCGTTGAGTATGTATAAGTTAGCGGAGTAAATGGACTTGCTAGGTATACCAATCCTGCTGATATTGTTTGGATATTTGTATCGTTAATAATACCAGCTGTGCTTAGTGGATAACCTTGTAAGTATGTAAACTGCATAGTGCCGCCAGCTAAGTGACTGATAAACACTTTACCACTGGTATCAATACCAGCTGTAATGTTTGGCAAGTTAGCTGATAGGATGCTAGTTACTAGATTAGTTGCTGTTGTGCCACTTAGTGTCACTGTAGCGTTAGCTAGTGTGCTTGAACCAGGAACAGTAACTTCCATCAAGAAGCTATCACCTGAAACATAAGTTGCTGATCCACCTGCTACGTTACCTGTTACTGTAACTGCACCTGCTACATTTTTAATATAAGGTTTAAATGTAGCTGTGTCTGTGCTTAATGTGTCATATTTGACGTATAATGTGCCTGCGGCTAATGTTGCGCCACCACCCACTGGATCAAGTCCTTGGACTGCTGCCGCGTCACTAATATATAGTGTGCTGGTCAATGAATTAAAGCTACTTGTTGTGTCGCTGTATTCTTTAATAGCCCAGCTAGCACCATTACCTGTGCCTGACGTTTTTAACCAAATACTACCATCTGGACGTGGTGTTACGTCTGTTGGTCTCCATGCTGGAGGATTTGTGTATCTTGCGAAAACTAATGATGGGCCGTTATATGTATAAACATTACCACCA